GTCATCAACATATACTGATCTTGGAATAGAACTAATGGTTACAGGTGCCAACGATGGTACTTGGGGAACTAAAACAAATACAAATTTAGAAATTATTAACCAAATGCAAGGTTATGTAAATAAATCTATTGCAGGTGGTGCTCAAACAACTGCTTTATTAGTAGCGGATGGTTCAACATCATCTTCAGATGCAAGAAATTTAATTATAGAATTATCTGGAACAATCACAGGAAATCAAATTGTAACAGTGCCTAACAGTATTGAAAAATCTTATATTGTTTTTAACAATACTTCAGGAGCTCACACCGTTCAATTTAAAACAGCTAGTGGAAGTGGTCCTACATTTGCAACAACAGATAAAGGTAACAAAATTCTTTACAGTAATGGAACTAACATAATTGATGTAAACGCCAATCTCAGTTTTGCAGGCAATATTGTACCAGGAGCAAATGACACTTATGATTTAGGAGCTTCGGGAAATGTTTGGAGAAACGTATATACAGGAGATTTACATCTTAATAATGAACATAAAACAGCGGGTAATATAGTTGACGGAACTAAAGGTAGCTGGACTTTACAGGAAGGTTCTGACGATATATACTTAATCAACAACAAATCTAATGAAAAATTTAGATTAAAGTTAGAAAAAATTTAAGGAGAAACTATGGGTATTATTTCAAATGGAAATACAGTAATTGATAATGGTGCTATTGAATCGAATGAAGTCGATACTACACAGATTGCAGCAAGCGCAGTTGAAACAGCAAAAATAAATAATGACGCAGTAACGGCAGATAAATTAGCTAACACTGCAGTGACTGCAGGATCTTACACAACTGCAAATATTACAGTAGATGCTCAGGGGAGACTTACAGCTGCCGCAAGTGGAGCAGGTGGAGATGGAAGTTATTTTCCTAGACTCCTAGCAATTGGACCAAGTTCTGGAAACGTTGCAACACCGGCTAATGCAGGAAAATTTTATGCTTACGTACAATCAGGCGGAGGCGGAGGTGGTGGAGGAACTACTATTCAAGGCCCTGGAGGACAAGGAGGCTCGGGTGGTTTTGCTCTTTACTCTGGAAACTGTGCAGCAAGCACAACCTATGCTTATGCAGTAGGCGCTATAGGAAATGGTGGCGGTGCTTCTGGTGGACCTGGAGCAGGTGGCAATTCAGGAGGTGACACAAACATAACAAATTTATTTACAGTTGGCGGAGGCGCTGGCGGAGGAGGAAGTCCAAGAAGTAATAACCAACCTGGATCACCAGGAGCAACTGGTGCAACTCCAGGATCAACTTCAGCCTTACCAACTTTTGCTTATTTAGCAGGTGGAAATACTGCAGCTCCAGGAGCTGGAGGAAACCCAAATCAACCGGGCTCATCTGGTGGAGTTGGTCATTTAGCTTTTTTTGATGATGGAGGACAGTAATCATGGCATATTTAATAGTTAATTCACAAAATCAATTATATAAAATTGCAAGTAACGACACTGAAAAAAATAATCAAAATTGTACAATACCACCTTACTCAACAATAGAAATATCTGATGCTGATTTTTTAAAAATTAAACAAAATTTAGTTAACATTAATATTTCTGGCGAAACTGCATCATTTACTGATATTGATTTTACTGATTTTAGTTTTAGTGAAACTCACCTTACGGAATATCATAAAGATGTAATACAATCTTTAACATCTTTTATGGATGTTAACAAAGATCACTCATTTTGGAATGAAGCAAACGATTACCGTGGCTTTTTACAATCTTTTGATTATGCTTCTTTAAGCCTCCCACTATCAATTACATGGGAAAAATATTGTCAGGATAATTCTATAAGTTATATTCATCCTTTACAGATTCCATAAAATTGTTTACAAAAAGGCGTGTTTGAGAATATTATTAAATTTAAGGCTAATCCAAAATATATTGATACACATCAAAAATATTTACCAACACCAGCTAAATTAAACATTCCAGAATGGTTTAAAAAATTAAATCATGGCGTAGACATGAAAACTGTAAAAGGTTGTGTTCCTTTTCTAGACTCTCTTACTTCTGGGTATATTTTGAAAATGCCAATTGATTATTTTATAGAACATAATACTTTAGTGGAAGGTGAAAGACAAACTAAAATGGTAGCTGGAAATGAAATATATAGATATTCCAACCTCCCTAATGAAGTAAATTTAAATTATGGACAACCTGAGTTTCACCCTACTCTACAGTTAAAAGGATGCCCTCTTGTAGAAAAAAATAAAAAACTTTCTTTTCACAAAATTTTAAACCCTTGGATTATTGAAACTCCACCAGGATATTCAACATTGTTTTTACCACCTTTAAACAATACTGACGATAGATTTTCTATTATACCTGGAATAGTTGACACAGATACATTTAAAGATGAAGTAAATTTTCCAATTGTAGTGAATGGCGATAAATACCATACTTTAGAAACAACAATAGAGATAGGTACACCTTATGTACAAGTAATTCCTTTCAAAAGAGAACCTTGGAAAATGAAAATAGAAAAAATAAGTGCAAAAGAAAGACAAGATAGTAGGGCTTTTTCTTTTCAACATTTAATTGGTAATTACAAAAAAAAATACTGGCATAAAAAAATATGGAAATAAATTCTAATTTAGATAATTATATAAAAGTTTTTGATGATGTAATGCCTTTAACGGCTTTAGAAAATTTAATAAGAATTTGTAAGGAAAGAAAAGAATTTGACCCCGCTAAAGTAGGTGGAAGAAATCAAGTATTAGACACTGAAATGAGAAAAACTTTTGCGTGGACTATGGAAAATTTAAAAGAATCAAGTATGACAACAATTCATTGGACTAATTATTTATATTTTTTGTTTGAATCAGCAATAAAAGAATATCAAAAAAATTTTGATATATCATACAGATGTATAATACAGGATATTCAAATTTTAAAATATTTTGTTGGAGGTTTTTATAAATTTCACGTAGATCATGCAGGTACCTCACCTCGAACTATAAGCTGTATTTATTTTTTAAATGATGATTTTGAAGGTGGTGATTTACTTTTTAAATTTCCAAAAGTAAATTCAGAGTATAAAATAAAACATAAAAAAAATAGAATGATCGTGTGGCCAAGTAATTTTTTATTTCCACATTGTGTGACTCCTGTCACAAAAGGAGAAAGGTATTCAGTAGTAACATGGGCGTTATAGGAAAAGATTTTGATTATAAAAAAGTAGAAAATTTTTTAACAAAAGATGAAATAAATTTATTAGCTATTTATTGTGAATTAAAACATAAAATTAATATCACTCAATTTGACAATACAAATAACAACAACATGGATACTAGGTTTTATGGAGACGCTATTATGGATTCTTTGTTATTAAGCAAACAACCTTTTATGGAAAAAATTACTGGTAAAAAATTACTAGCAACATATTCTTTTTGGAGATGTTATACAAAATATTCTAATCTTTTAAAGCATAAAGATAGACCCCCTTGTGAAATCAGTGTTACCGTTAAAATAAGTGGAGATAAAGAATGGCCAATTTATATGAATGATACACCAGTAGATTTAGAAAATGGTGATGCTGTTATATATCTTGGAAATAAATTAACCCATCATAGAGAAGAGTTTACAGGAGATTATCAGTTTCAAACATTTTTACATTATGTTGATGCAGATGGTGAATTTACTGATCACTTTATGGATGGAAGACAATACTGGGGAATTACTTGGAAAAAAAATGAAATTTGATCAAAAAAAAGACGGTTCGTGTGAGATAATTTTTTCTGATGATGAAATAAATGTTATTAATAAGTATAAAAAGCTTCATCTGACTCAAGAGTTTCTAAGACATTTTTCAAACAAACTAGTAAATATTTGTATTGAATTTAATAAAAATTTTGATGAAGAAACGAAAAAAAAAATTACTTTTGAAGACTCTAAGATAATAGCTACAAAACCAAAACAAGAGGGTTGATACCAGACTTTAATGGTGGCTTATAATATTGTATAATACCATATGCCTTTAACAAACATACAAATAGCACCAGGATTCAATAAACAAGTCACTGAGACAGGAGCTGAAGGTCAATGGACTGATGGAGATTTTGTAAGATTTAGGTATGGATCTCCTGAAAAAATTGGTGGTTGGGAACAAATTACAGCAAAAACATTTATTGGTGCTGCAAGAGAACAATTAGTTTGGGCTGATTTAGATGGTAGAAAATATGCGGCAATAGGAACAAACAAAGCTTTAATTATATATTATGAAGGTGCTTTCTATGACATAACACCTTTACATACAGCTGTTACTGGATGTACATTTACTACTACAAATACTTCAGCGACTGTAACGGTAAATAAATCAGGGCACGGATTAGAAGTTTCAGACTTATTTACTTTTACTTCAGTAACACCTCCTACAGGTGCGGGATACGTTGCATCTGATTTTGAAACAAATACATTTGAAGTAATTACTTCTTCTGTAAACAGTTTTACAATTACTATGGCATCTGCTGCATCAGGGGCTACAACGGGCACCGGATCAGCGACCGTAAATCCTTATGTAAAGCCAGGGCCATTAAATGCAACAGCAGGGTATGGATGGGGAACTGGAACTTGGGGTAGAGGAAAATGGGGTTCTGCTTCAACAACTAGTAATGTTATTATAGATCCTGCTTCGTGGTCATTAGATAACTTTGGTCAAGTTCTAATTTCAACAATAAAAAATGGAAAAACTTTTTCTTGGAATCCTATAAATGCAAATGCAAATGCATTAACAACAAGAGCAACAGTCGTAAGTGGAGCACCAACAAGGTCTGTTATGTCTATTGTGTCAGATAGAGATAGACATTTAATAGTTCTTGGGACTGAAACAACAATTGGCAGTGATACTACACAAGACAAAATGTTTATTAGATTTTCTAATCAAGAATCACTTACTGAATATACGCCTACTTCAACCAATACCGCAGGAACGTTTAGATTAGACTCTGGTGTAAGAATTGTTGGAGCGGCCAAAGGTAAAGATTACATTTTAATTTTAACGGACACTTCTGCGTATGTAATGCAATTTGTTGGACCGCCATTTACTTTTTCAATTAGACAAGTAGGTAGTAATTGTGGATTGATTGGTCAACATGCTATTCATTATGTTAATGGTAGAGTGTGGTGGATGGGACAAGCAGGAGGCTTTTTTGTTTATGATGGTACGGTTAAATCTGTTCCTTGTTTAGTTGAAGACTTTGTATTCACTAAAACTGGAAGTAATTTAGGAATTAATTACAGTGCGGGCGAACAAGTGTATGCTGGTTTAAATCATCTTTATGAAGAAATTAATTGGTTTTATCCAAAAAATGGTTCTGAATTAGTGGACAGAGTTGTAACTTATAATTACACCGAAAATACTTGGACTACAGGATCTTTAGCAAGAACTACATTTCATGATTCAACATTATTTGATAACCCATATGCAACAGAATATAATAACACAGGAACACCTTCATTTCCCGTTATTCAAGGAGTAACAAACAAAAATGGTGCTTCTACTTATTATGCGCATGAGGTTGGAGTAAACGAAGTAGATAGTGTAGGTAATAAAACTGCAATACCTGCATTTATACAGTCTGGAGATTTTGACTTGTCTGTAGGAGGCGATGGAGAATTTTTTATGAGTTTAAGAAGATTTATACCTGATTTTAAAAGACTTGTTGGAAACGCACAAATTACTATTAATTTAAGAAATTATCCTACAAGCACAGCATCAAGCTCACCTTTAGGGCCATTTACAATATCGAGCTCTACTGATAAAGTAGATACACGTGCAAGATCAAGATTTGCAAGTGTAAAAGTTGCTAATCTTTCGACAGATCAAAGTTGGAGATACGGTACTTTTAGAGCTGATGTACAACCAGATGGAATGAGGGGCTAATGGATCCTATAACACAAAGAATTTTAGATCAACAAAGAGCAATAACGGATAATCCAAATTTTAGTGGATATACACCATCAAATCAAAGTGGTATTGCAACTATAAATGCTTCACCCCTAAACGAAGATCTTTCATTTGAAAATACATTTTTACCTCAAGAAACCCCACCTATAGATGTTAAGCAATTAGCAACCAATGTTGGTAAAAAAATGGTGACAGATTTTGCTGTAAAAAAATTAGGCATAGATGGATTAAAAGGTAATGTATTGAAATCAGTTATAGGAGGTAATACTCTTATGGGTTTAAGTAATCCTCTTACAGCAGCTTTTACAGTAGGCTCATTATTACCAGATTCAGTAAAAGGAATTGCAGGTATACTAAGAAACAATAGAGCACAGAAAGCTATTCAAAGAGATATAATTAAAGACATGCAAGGACAAATAACTACAACTAATCCTAAAATTACAAACATGCAGCCTACAGCAAGAGATAAAGCTATGGGTGGAGGAAATAATTATACAGCTCCGGCTTCCTCTTCAAAATCATCCCCTAGATCTGAAAGACATAGTGGTGGAGCAGGCGGACTACATTCAGGTTACTAATAATGGCTAGAGTAGATATAGTAATTCCAGAACCCACTCCTGTTTATGAAGAAGAAAATCAAAGACAAGTAACTCAGTCTTTACGAACCATGCAAGATAAGTTAAATACATCTTATCAACAAGAACTTAGAAATGAACAAAATGCTTTTAATTATTTTTTATCATGACCATACAATATAAAAATCAAGGATTTAAACAAGCAAGCACAGGTAAGACTACTGCACTTACATGCCCAAGTGATGCAACAATAATTGTAAAAAGCGTATACTGTGCAAACAATGATGCTTCATCTGCTATTATAGTAAACATGAATTTAGTAGATTCTTCTGATTCAAGCACAGAGTATGAGTTTTTTAGAGATGATCTAGCTGCTAAATCACAAGTTAATGCTACACCTGAAGGTCTAAATTTAGAAGCAGGTGATGCCATAACAGTTACAGCGGCTACAGGTAGTAATAAAATACAAGGTGCTATAAGTTATGCATTGATAGACAGATCTCAAGAAAATGGTTAGACATACAATTTTTACAAACTCTATTGTTGCTGATACTTACCCAAACGAAAAATTAAAAAATCTTATTTTGCACGATTTAGAGCTGCACAAAAAAATCGGTGGGAGAGATATATCTAATCATGGTGGTTTCCAAACTCAAGATCTTACAAACGAAAATATTTTAGGAGAAATTCATAAAAAATCAGAACAATTAATATTAGCAAATTACAAATTATTTGCTAAAAAAATTAAAATATTAAATGTTTGGATTAATGTTAATAAAAAAAGAGATTTTAATAAAATTCATTTACATCCTGGTAGTCATTTTTCTGGAATTTATTATTTAAATGGCTCTAAAAAAGGTGGAGAGTTAGAAATTTTAAGAGATGATGCTACCTTATTTTCTGATCAAAGTCAGTTTTTACCTGATGATACAGATTTTATTACAACTTTTAAAATACAACCTAAAGATAATTTATTTATATTATTTCCTTCTCAGTTAAAACATATGGTCTTGCCGCATTATGATGAAGGAGAAAGAATTTCAGTATCATTTAACATAGGATTTTTTTAATGGCACGTCAAAAGTTTACTCACTTTATACCAAGAGCAAAACCAAAAAAACGTCCGAGAAGGCATAAAAAAAGGCTTAACAAAAATGAAAAAAGAGATTATAAACAATACAATAAACAAGGAAGAAAACAATGAGCGATGTAATAAAAATACCTGCGGAAGCAAAAGAAATTATTAAACACAAAAAAACAGGACAGGTCTATGCTACCAAAGCTGATTTTGATGCTGATGTTGCTGATCCCAATACTGATACTACTGTGGATGATTTTCGACAAGACCTTGAAATAAAGGTGACAAAAGTTTCTATGGGTGCTAAAACCAAGGAATAATGGAACCCAGAGGAGCCACTGAGCTACAGTTTGAATTACTGGAAAAGCACGTGCCAAAAGAATTACTTGATCAAGTACAAATATGTACTTCTATTCCAGGCAAGGTTCCTATTGATCCAAACAAATTAAATATTCTTTGGCAGAAAAATTCTTGGGATCAAAACAATCTTCAACCTTTTTTTAGAGATAAGACAAGGCATAATGAATATGATTGGTATGTATTCAATAGTCATTGGAACTACGAAAAGTTTAGATACTTTTTTAATATACCCACTGAAAAATGTGTAGTCATCAAAAACGGTATTAATAATTTTCCAAAAAGAAAAGTTTACAAGAAGGGTGATCCAATAAAAATATTACACCACAATACTCCCTGGAGAGGATTGAATGTGTTATTGGCTGCTATGCAATTAGTTAAAAACCCCAACATCACTTTAGATGTCTACAGTTCTTCTCAAGTATATGGAGATGCTTTCTCTAGTAGAAATGAAAAAGATTTTGAACCATTATATGACCAAGCAAAACAAATGCCAAATGTAAATTATATTGGATATAAACCTAATGAATATATTTTAGAACACATTACAGATTATGATTTATATGTTTACCCTAGTAATTTTGAAGAAACATTTTGTGCTTCCGCGTTAGAAGCGTTAGCTGCAGGTGTTCATGTGATAACTAATAATTTTGGTGCATTATATGAGACTTGTGCTGAGTGGCCTGTATACGTTAATTATGATTCAGACAATGAAAGAATGGCAAATGATACAGCTGCTGCTATTAATGTTGCTGCATTATATTTACATGAACCATATATACAAGAGCATCTTGAGGAACAGCAAAAATTTTATAAACGATTTTATAATTGGACAAAAAAAGGATTAGAATGGGAAAGCTTTTTACGTGGAGCTTTAAGTGGAAGAAAATAAAACATATATTAACGAAGACACTTATCAAACTTTAAAAGATGTTAAAGTGGCACCATCAAATCAAAAAGAAACTGAACTAACAGAATACGAAAAACGTATTAAACCAATATGGATAAACAACACCGGACAACGGAAAAGTAAAATATCTTTATTTGTTGCTACACCTGTCCACAGTGATTGTTCTATACATTACACACAAGGATTATTAAAATTACAAAAAATATGCATGGAGAAAAAAATTGATATTCAATTTCAATTACTTAAATCATCTCTAGTTACACAAGGAAGAAATTTGTGTGTATCAGGCTTTATAGAATCTGGAATGACTCACATGTTATTTGTTGATTCAGATATATTAATGAATGCAGAATCTATTTTTAAAATGATAGACAGAGACAAAGACATTATTTCAATTCCATACCCAATTAAAACATTTAATTGGGATAAAGCTTTTGATGCAATAAAAAAAGGTGAGGTAAAGAAACCTTCTGATATTCATAAATTTACCAATAGTTATCCAATGAGAGTAGAAGATACTAATGATATTGTTGTAAATAGAGGTGTTATAGAAGTAACTCATAGCCCAACAGGGTGCATGCTTATTAAAAGAAAAGTGTTTGATAAAATGATTAAACATTATCCAGATAAAGAGATAGTTCAAAAAACAATTATAAACGGTGAGTATGTAAACAGACCCCATATGTGGAACTTTTTTGATTGCATTCACGACCCTGAAACAAAGACATATTTAGGCGAAGATTTTAGTTTTTGTAAACTATGGAAAGACATAGGGGGTAAGTGCTATGCCTTTATTGATGATCCAATTATGCATATTGGGGAGCATCAGTATAAAGGATGTTTTGCCGATGAGTTGATAATACCTAAGTAAAATGGTAATATTGAAAACTTAAAGTCTTAAATAGGAGAATTTATAATATATGAATCCACTAGCATTAATACCGTACGCATTAGCAGCATATGGAGGAGTTCAAGGATACCGAGGAGCAAGAGAACAAGGAATAAGTGGTCTTGGTTCTTTAATTCACGGTGGTATTGGAGCATATGGTGGATACAATTTAGGACAAATGGGTGGTTTTGCGAAAGGTGCTGGATTTGGTACGACTGTTCCAACCTTTGGGCAATCATCTTTTGGTCAATCTTTAAGTGGAATGATCCCAGGAATGTCACCAACAAAAACTTCGATTCCAGGTATGAACGCAACCGGTGAAGCAACTTTTGCTTCCGATGCAATTAGAAATTTTCCAAATAAAGTTGATCCAGCTAAAGGCGGTAGCTTATTAGATTTAATAAGAAAAGAACCTGGTGGAGCTTATGATCCAATGAAAGTTGCATTAGCTGCAGGAGGGATACCTTATCTATTAGGTGGATTCGATTCAGCACCTACGGATGTTTATGTTCCTGGCTATAATAAAAATTATCTAACAACAAGAGAGAATAGAAGTTTCTCCTACATAGATCCTACAACAGGAGAAGAAAAAGAATATAAAAAAGTTTATGTGCCAGAACAAAACCCAAATGATCCAGGAATGTCGATGAACAAAGTAAGATTAAAAACTGGTGGCTTAGCACAAATTAAAAAATTTAATGAGGGTGGTATAAATTATTTACCATCTAAAACAACTCACGATGAAAAAGATTCTAACAATTATGTTAGAGCATTAGGATATGTTGAGGACGGAGCAGGAGTTGGTGATAAAGACGAAGACACGATGTTAGCTCAATTAGCAGATGGAGAGTTTGTAACGAGAGCAGATGGTGTGTTAGGCGCAGGAATCATTGCAGGTGCTAATCCAAATAGCATGAAAGACATGAGACAGAAAGGTGCTGCCTACTTTTATGAACAACAAAAAAGATATAAAAGAGTATTTGATTTATTGAAGGAGGCAAATGGCAACAGCAAGCAAAAAACGAATTAAACCACTTGTAAGTGTATTACCAATAGAGCCAAAAGATATTGAAAAATTTTGGCCTTTAGCAGAATTTATGGTAGCTGAAGCTTTAGCTTTTTCAGGAAAGTGGGCTGACTCTTCTTACTTTTATGATGAATTGAAAGCAAACACAATGCAACTTTGGGTAATGTTTGGTTCTGATGAATTAGAAGAAAATAAAGTTTTTGGTATTTGTATTGGACAAATTCAAGAGCACCCTAATTATAAACAATATGAAATACTAATTTGCACAGGAAAAAGAAGAGAATTATGGGAAGATAATATTGTTAATGAAATTACAAACTTTGCAAAATTAAATGATTGCAAAAAATTAAATATTATGGCCAGACCTGGTTGGGAAAAAGTTTCCAAAAAATGGGGCTGGAAAAAGAAACACGTTCAACTAGAGAAATGGATATAGCACTATGGGATTCATGAGGCCTAAATCAACTCCTACACCAACTTCACAAACTTATTTTCAAAGAGAAGCACCTGGTATAGAGGAAAGAAAACTGGAGTTAATGGATATCGCTCGAAATATTGCAAATAAGCCAATAAATTTACCTGATATTAAAGTTCAACAATTAGATACGTTAGAAAAACAAGGAATCAAATCGGCTGGAACAACAGGTGTTGGAGCTGGAACAGTTGGTGCAGGTATTGGACAAATTATAGGTGCAGCAGCTCCTATTGGACAACAACAAATAAATCAATACTTAAATCCTTATCAACAATATGTAACGGATGAGATTGCAAGACAAGGACAGATGATGCAAAATAAATTAAGTTCTACAGCTATTGGAGCAGGTGCCTTTGGTGGTGGTAGAGAAGGTGTTCAACAAGCTGAGCTTCAAGGAAGAACATT